AGAATGCGGCCAGCACTTCGTTCGTTACGTTTACTGACGTTCCAGCTTGGGTAAAAAAAATTACGGTTTGTATTGGAGCTCTTAACACTACATCAGCTGCAAACTTATTGATAAGAATTGGAGATAGTACAGGCGTCGCCGCAACTGGATATGTTTCTGGGTCTTCTAGAATTGGAACGTCTGCGGCCTCCTCTTCAACGGCAACAAATTGCTTTCTAATAAATTCCGGAAGTTCCGGATATGTTTTAAATGGAATTGTGACAATTGCTAATGTTGCCGGGGATACATGGCTTGCTTCTGGCTCTGTTTCATTTACGGACGGAACTATTACTTGCGCCGGAACAAAAACACTATCAAGCGTCCTTACCGCCGTAAGTTTTGTGCCAAGCACCGGAACATTTAATGCCGGAACCTTGAACATAATTTACGAATAGCACAGGAGCGGCATGAACGAAATTGATCCTAAAGAATTTGGCGCGTTGCAAGCAGACGTTAAAACTCTGACAACCGAGATTCACCTATTGCGCCAAGAGATGAGCCAAGTCAATGCCATGATTAACCAAGGCAAGGGCGGGCTATATGTAATCATGATTGCAGCTGGCGCTATAGGATCAGGAATTACTTTATTCGTCAAAAAGCTTTTTAGTAGCTAGTCCAATTTCCAAAGGGTTGACATGGTGACGAAAAAACAAACGCCTGTGCCAACTGTGCGCATCATTGGCAAATCTTACAAGCTGCTAGAAGTTGAAGGGCTAGATGTATTTGGATTGTGCGAAGACGATAAGCAGCAGATATCTGTCCGCAAAGATATGCCTATCGAAAGCTGGGCAGACACCGTCATTCACGAATGCACTCACGCAATTGATTTCAATTTAAAACTTGGGCTGACGGAGCGTCAGGTTCATTGCATAGGTTCTGGTCTGTGGGCGCTGCTTGCCGACAACCCGGAACTTACGCAACGCATCTGCGCTGCCGCCCTAAAACATAAAGGCTGATATGGCTGGCAAAGGTCACGAAATTACGGACAAAGAGTTGCTCGAAACCTATGCGGCTGTTGTTGCAAACAACATGAATTCAAGCAAGGCCGCAAGCGCTTTGCGGATGCCAAGGTCAACTCTGCAAAATAGAATGCGTGAGTATCACCGCAGATTTGGCTCAGAAAAACACGAGACGGAAACCGACCCTGGAAAACCAGAGTTTACGATCATGGCCCTGCCAGACAATGACATGGACATCGATGAGCTAGTCGATCTGCGCATCAAGCAATTTGGCAAAAAGCGGGAATACGAAGAGGCAAGCAAGCTCATCCCAGTAAAGGTGCGCATTGAAGGCCCAATTGGAATCTTACATTTTGGTGACCCACACGTTGATGACGACGGTACAGACCTGGCAACATTGCGCCTGCACAGCGACCTAACAAAGCAGGAAGGCGTCTGGGGTGCCAACGTAGGTGACACTACCAACAACTGGATTGGCCGCTTAGCAAGGCTATACGCAAGCCAGAGCACTACTGCCGAGCAGGCGTGGAAGCTGGCCGAGTGGTTCATCAACCGCACGCGCTGGCTTTATATGATTGGCGGCAACCATGACGCTTGGGCTGGCGCAGCTGATCCGATCAAATGGATCGCACGTCAATCGGACACGCTCTATAAACCATCTGAGTGCCGGGTCAGCCTGCGCTTCTCAAACGGCCGCAGCGTAATTGTTAACGCTCGGCATGACTTTGCCGGAAGCAGTCAATGGAACCCAGCTCACGCACAAATGAAAGCTGCGCAGATGGGATATCGGGATCACATCATGATCTCTGGACACAAGCATACTAGCGGCTACGGAATCATTAAAGATCCACAAGGTGGCAAGGTATGCCATGCCATCCAAGTGGCGTCATACAAAATGTATGACACCTACGCCAAGGAAAAAGGATTCAGAGATCAGACTGTATCGCCGGCGTGTATGACGATCATTGATCCAGACCTGGACGACACACACCCAGACATGGTCAAAGTTTTTTGGGATCCAGAGCATGGCGCTGAATACCTCAAGTGGAAACGAGGCAAGGTGTGAGTGAGCAAGTTCAAGATGCCATTGTAGGTTCCGCAAAAGCGGCAACCGCAAGCATCCGCTCTGCCCTATCTGCAGGCAAAGAGATTGAGTCGGTTGTTACTGACATTCAAAAGCTGGGCGTAGCCGAGCTGCAAGCCAAGCAAGCGTTTAAAAAAAAGCAGCGGGTAGTCACGGGCGACACAACCATCATGACGGCGTTTGCGGAGTGGCGACGATTGAAGCAAATCAAGGAAGCGGAAGAAGAACTTAAGGATCAGCTGGTTGAGCGATACGGCAAAGAAGCTGCCGAGCGTGAGTGGGCCGAGATCCAAAAGATTAAAGACAGACAGATGAAGGAAGTAAAAGACGGCAAGGACGAACTAGGGCGCGACTTACAAAAGTTGCGTGAGCTCAAGATCATGTGCTTTTTAGCTTCATTTTTTGTTGTGACTATTTACTATATTTTTAAAGGACACCTCTAATGCTGCCAATTGCTGCTTTGCTTTCGATCGGAGAAAAGGTTCTTGACAAGGTATTGCCAGACCCTGGCGCAAAGGCAGAAGCCCAGGCCAAGCTTATGGAGCTGGCTCAAAAGGGCCAGCTTGCGGAGCTGGAGTCTCACGTTAAAGAAATGGACTCTGCCCGTAAGCGGGAGATTGAGATTGCCACCAGCGCAGCTGCTCCGATGCTTAACAAAATTGTTACACCAATCCTGGCGCTCGGCACCGTGGGCCTCACATTTATCTTGTTCGCCGTAATTATTTTTGTGGACGTTGACGCTAACAGCAAAGACATTCTGATCTATGTACTGGGCGCACTAACCAGCGCGGTCACAATGGTGCTCGGCTATTACTTTGGCTCAAGTGCTGGAAGTAAAGAAAAATCCCAGCAGCTCGATGACATCCTGGAGAAAAAGAAATGAACCTGACAGCCAACTTTAGCTTATCGGAGATGGTCAAGAGCGAGACCGCTCTTCGGCATGACATGGACAATACACCGAAGGAAGCTGAGATTGCTAATCTTAAAACACTCTGTGAAAAGGTATTGCAGCCCGTCCGTGACAACTTCAAAACCGGAGTCAAGGTCAACTCAGGATTCAGGCACCCCGAGGTCAACGCAAAGGTGGGAGGCTCCAAAACGTCCGACCATTGCAAGGGCCAGGCAGCTGACATCGAGATACCCGGCATCCCCAACGCAGACCTGGCAATTTGGATCATGGACAACCTGGAGTACACCCAGCTGATCCTAGAGTTTTATACGCCAGGCGTGCCAGATTCGGGCTGGGTTCATGTGTCCTATGACCCCGCAAACTTAAAAAAGCAGAACCTCACCGCGGCCAAGCAGGCGGGCAAAACCGTTTACCTGCCTGGCCTGGTTGCATAATCCTACCTGACTGCATAACGCGGTGCGCAATTAACATCAACCACAATGTCAGCCGGCACATTGTTGATCCGTCGCCGTGCGTAGACAACTGCAGCTCGCAGCCCTGATGTCTCGCACTCCCTCACGGCATCGATAACTTCGTTGCGGCTCATAGCGTGGACTTCTTTTTCGATAATCAGGTTTTGGGCTTTGTAGCTAGTCGAACTGCAGCCAGCAAGTAATACAACACAAGCAATCGAAAATGATATTTTCATTTTGGAATTTCCTCTTTTAGTTTCTCTTCAAGCGTGCCTTGGTATTTAGCTAAATGCGCCGTGATCTGCACGCGATCGATCGCCGGTATCCTGTGGAGCGTCGCCTCATTGGCGTCGCGCAATTCTTTTATCTTGTCAAGACGTAACTTGGCAGGTGCCTTTCCAGCCGAGGCAATCTTGTCAATCATTTCCTTGTACGCCCGGATGTAACTAGACATATCTGGCTGCTCTATAGCGTCCCTGCCGGGTATGGCCAACATCCACGCTGCGGTGTCATGCGCCACGTCCGTGTGATCCGGCATAACTTCCTCAACGTCTTCCGATACATCTGTAAACACTTCAGCTGCAACTGAATTAGCTTCAGCAATATGAGCCTCTGCCTCATCCGACCAGGTGCCTCGGACATGAGTCGGCTGTGGCGTAACCGGGGCTGCTGTAACGTGTGGCTTTACAGGCGCGGGCAAAGCGTCAAGAGGGTTCGCTAGCTTCTGACGTGCCGGTGTCACGTCCTTGGTCTCTGGATAGTCTTGAGCTTCTTCGGCAGTAATGAGCCCCTTCAGTACGTCAGGAAAGGCATCCCGCAAGGCAAAGCCCCTGGCTCGCATCTGCATCATTCTTTTTGGGTAGGCTGTCCACGGGCCTTGCTTGCCCCACAGCCCTGCCCGCTTTGCATCTTCAACCGAGAAAGTAGCTTTCACCGGCTTGCGTCCCTTGCGGTGCGCAACGCAAATCGCTACTGGGTTTGGCGTCCCTTCTCCCTCAAAATACTCCTCGATGTCTTCGCACACAGAGCTCGCTTGCACTAAAGCCATGGCCGCATCGCCGTAAACTGATGGCTTGCCGTTGATGACCGCGATGTTTTGCAAAGCTTGCATCGGAGCCAGGCCAATCTCTTTCCCCCATTGACACGCAACTAAGACGTCTTCAGCTTTGCCCTGGTACTGGCGCGGCACCATCGTTGATCGTGCCAACATCTCTGAGAACTTCATTGCCTCATCGAGCGTGACGGGCGCAAAGCCCTGGTTATTTTGAACTTGCAGCTGCATTTTTATTGTCCTCAAGATAAAGGTTAAGGGTTTCAAGCACGCAGGATGTGATCGCGTCAACCACGTCCATAGCGCGGTCGCGGTTCATAAAAGAACCCGGCGTGCGGTTGGCGGCATCGAACGCCAGGTGCTGCAGCTTCACAGCGGCTTGAATGCGAGCGTTCATCAGACGCTGATCAGATGGGGATAATTTTTTTTCAGCCATTTTTGACTTCCTTGATCGATAAGGTTGATTGACGCACGCTGTAAGCGGCTTTCGCCGGCACTACGCGCTCAGAAGTAGCTTTGTAATGACGCATTGGCCACTTAATCTCAAAGTGATGCGTGCGGCCAACGCCGTGATCGCGCATGGCGTCTTTAAGTTTTTTTTCTGCTTCTGCGATTTGCGTTTCAAGCACACCGATCTCAGACTTCGCTGTGAGAATTCGATCTGCCCAGAACTCCTCTTCCTCGCCCATCAAAAGAGGGTCTTCTGCTTTGACGTCAGACCAGGTTCGGTCGGCGTCTTTGCTGCTTATTGGTGGGTAGTAGTCGATCGAGCCGGTCTCTTTCCAAAAATCGAGCTTTTTTTGGAACTCATAGACCGCCGACTCAATCGCATCGAGGGTGGCTTGGTGCGGTGCAAACAAAAAGATGCGCATTTGTGTGCCGCGGTAGAGCGTGCAAACTGCCCCCCACTTGGCACCCATAATGTCCATCTGAGCCTGCAGCTGCACCGGCCCGCGCCATAAAGGCGGGGTGTCTTCGACGTCCATCGATGTGAGCTTCGCCTCGAGGACGCCCTCGCCTTCAAGCACGATTGAATCCTGGCCAACCACATAAATTCCCTTGTCGGGATCATGAGTAACGACCAGGCCGCGGCCATCAGCTGTGCCATCAAGCGAGCAGGCTAATGGCCAGACGTCATGGAACCGTGCGGTCTGGTGGTCGAGCTCCAGGTTATCAACCCCTAAGCGCAGGCAAGCTTTTCTAAGGATCGACTCCTCGAATTCGTTCCCCCAATCCATCGCCTCATTGCTGATGTCCTCGGCCGGCTCAAGCTTGAGGGCGGCAATTGAAGACAGCAGCTCATCGTTGGGTGAACGGTACTTACTGATGCCCATCAGCGCTGGCAGGCGGCTTGCTGACATTATGGTGTTGGGTGTGAGCTTACCGACCATGGCACACCCCCAAACTCCAACTTTTAGGTGGAATTAAATTCAAATTTTTTTCCATCAGTTGGCCTCCCTCAGCGTATAAACACGGATCAGCCTCGCGTGAGCTTCAGGGTGAGCTGCTTCGGTGATACCAACGCTGATAAACATTTTGTTTTTGAAGACCGACCCAAGGACGGACGGGTGGCAGCCAGGCGGCACGGTAATCCGCTCCCGGATGTCATTTATAGAAACCGAACCCTTTTCCTTGCATACCTCTACGGCTAGTGCGCGACAGCGGTCGAGAAACTCTGCGTGCCTGATGTCGAACAGGGCTAGCTGGCAGTCGCGCAGGGCGCGACCCATTTGAACTGATTGCATAGCGGCCCCCTTAGACGAAAGCGGCCGCAATCAGTAGCATGGCAAATGCCACACCCCCGATTAGGGCATCAACAAACGGTTCTTGGGGAGCTTTTTTGGCCTCAAACTGAGACCAGCTGACTTGGTGTGGACTACTAGATGTAGTGTGATCCGCTTCAAGAAACGGACTACACATTATGCGACACATTCTACGCCCAGCTGGGCTCTCTTTTTTTTCAAAATTGCCATTGTTGCCTAAGCTTTTAGGCACGGATTGAAGCCTGGCTTGGCTTTGACCGCTGTTTGGTTTCATTTTCACTCTCCATTTTCTATGGTTGTTCACTTCTCAAACGCTGCTTAACAAAAAACTACTACCTATGGGTTTTACTTGCCCACAATTCCTAAATGCTTGTTGTCGTAAGGGGCACTTCTTGCCTTGGTGATTTTCTTGATTGCCCCCTTTCTGTGATTCCTAGTGTGCAGCTCCGATTTGGCCGATTCCATGGCATACCTGCCCGCAATCACCCTGATGACTTCCTGCCGATTGTCGTTGTGGGCGAGATCCCGCAGACGGCGGGAAAGATCCGAAAAAACGGTCGAAGCCCACTTCAAATCCTCTAAGCTCAAAATTGGGACATCTAATCGGCAAGACAGCCCGCGCCCAATCCTCATCAAATACCTCGCCATATCCGCGGCGTCTAGCTCCGTAGACTCCAACCCAATTGGCACCGCCATCTCTTCTTTTGTCATTATTGGCCGCCTTTAAAAAATCTAAGTTAATCGTTGAAACATCCATCATAGATATCTCTAATAGGGTCAGGAGATAATATCCATAAGTGTCTCAAGGTTTTTTGCGGCGCAATCATTTGACCCTCTTCAACAGGTTCGACACCTGGCTTGGACGCCACTCGCTATTGCCGCGTGGCGTAAGTACCCCCTTATGCTGCAACGCACTTGCGATGTCGCGCAGCGTGCTCGCGCCGCTCTTTTTAATGATTTCTCGCACGACCGGGCCAACGCGGTCGGCGTAAGCGTCTGCCTGCTCAATCAAAACCTTAGTGCCTGCAGCTGACCCGATCTCTGGGGTTGGGCTGCCTAGTTTCTTGCCCTGCTTTTTGAGCTGATGGAGTGCTGCCTTGGTGCGCTCGCCAATGCGCCGGCCTTCGTATTCGGCAAAGACCGACATCATCTGCAAAAAGGTGCGATCGGCCTCGGGTGCGTCGGCGCAGATGAACTTAACCTGGCTGTTCAACAGCTCGCTGATGAACTGCACGTCACGGGCCAGGCGGTCGAGCTTGGCCACAATCAGCGTGGCCCTTTCTTTCTTGCACAGTTTGACTGCGCTCTCAAGCATTGGGCGCTTCGATAAGCGCTTGCGCGTGCCGGATTCAATCTCGGTGAACTCACCAATAACCGACCAGCGACCCCCATTTAAATAGTGATGGATCGCGTCACGCTGTGCCTGCAGACCAAGGCCAGATGCTCCTTGGCGGTCGGTTGAAACTCGATAGTAGGCAACGAACTTTCCGTTGTGTGGTGCCATGTTTACAACTCCCTCTCTGGGCGGTTGGGGCAGAGATATCTGCCATAGATGGAAATGTAGAGATATCTTTTAGGCTTGTCAACTCCCCAATAGTATGTGTTGCAAAAAAGATATCTACTGCGATATCCTTTCAACCGTACCTTTTGGAGATTGTACGAATGCCAGACAAATACACCCCTTTTTTCGTCCGCTTGCGCCCAAAGGCGCGAGAGCTTTTGGACAAGGCTGCTGAGATTGAGCTCAAAAGCCGTGCCGCCCTCATCGATGAAGCGGTGGTGGCCCATCTCGAGAACAAATACACCGACATTACCAGCCGGCTGGATCAAATGTTGAGCCAGGGTGCGGCTAAGTGAATGGCCGCGGTAAGCGTAACAAGGGCGCCAATGGTGAGCGTGAGCTGGCCGGGATTCTTTCGGATGAGCTCGGGTTTGTGGTGAAGCGAAAGCTTGGCCAGGCCCGTGATGGTGGCCATGACATCGAGGTTGGCCATTTTCTGATTGAAGTAAAGCGCCAGGAGCGCCTAGCTATCGAGGAGTGGTGCAGGCAGATTGAGTGCGCCTGCACGACCTATTCGCAGATCAATGAGACCGGTGCGCTCGAGCCGCCGGTGCCGGTGGTGGTGTTTAGGCGCAATGCCCAGCCCTGGCGGGCCGTGGTGCCGTTGGATTTTTTAATCAAAGCAATGAGAGAGGACTTGAGTGCCAAACAAGGAATACGACCACGTCAGGCAGATGGCCACATCGATCACGGGGAAGAGGTTTTGCACCAATTGCCGGATGAATCAGCGAGCTGATGGTGGCGCATGGAAGGTGATCAACAACGGAAAGAATCGCAGGTGGAGATGCCAGCTGTGCGTGGAGAAGAAAAACCAGCCAGCGGTGCAGAGCTGGGCGATGGGCGAGAGGACGGCCGCAGCTGCTATGACTGCCGCGAATTCAAATGGAAGCACGGATTTCCACATTGCAACGCCTACGACAAGCCGACCAGCGGCCGAGTGAATGGATGCAGTTCCTACGCCGAATGATCCGCGCCTGGTTTGCTATTCCTGCGGTGCTGTGCATCGCTGGGCTCGCCTGGTTGATTTGCCTGACGGTCGCGTTGTTGGGAATTATTCTGAGGATTACCGACGATATTGCGAAGCTGTGGCGGTTCTCAAGAAGTACCGGGTCAAACGCACCCGGCAGGACTATCTGGCCATTGTCGCGGAGAAGCGCGGCACGCAGGCGATGGTGGAGCTGAGAGAGGAGATGCTGAGGGTATGGCAGAGCCGGCAAGAGTGATCGAGTTTAAGCTGCCCAGGAGGCGGCCAAAGATTGTCGAGAAGCAGGCACCGCCTGATCAACGCAGCCTGGCCGTGGTGCCGTTGCGTGCGATCAGAGACCGGAACATCAGCGACAGTCAGTTGCGGTGCCTGGCGACCATCTGCAGCTACTGCAACCGGGCTGGGATCACCTGGGTTGGCCAGGATCGGGTTGGCAAGGATCTGGGTGTGAGCAAGCAGTCGATCAATAAGCAAGTGAAGCGCCTGGTCGAGCTCGGATATCTGGAAGTAGTGAGCAAGGGATTCAGAGGCGAGCGTGCCAACACCATGCGGGTGATCTTCGACCCAGAGATAAAGACAGAAGATGCCATTGCTATCACCAGCGGCCAGGAAGACACCAGGCCACCGGAGACAAGGCGCAGGGAAAGCAAAGAGATGGCCCAGCAAGGAAAGGATGTAACCCGGTCGGGATATAACAAGCCATCACAGGCTAACAAAGCACCAGACTTGCCCGCTGAGGAAACTGAGTTTACAGACGAACAGATGGCTGCTAACAGACAGAGATTGAGAGAGATGCTGTCGGGTATGGCGCCGAAGAATCACACCACTCACGGATTGCAATCGATAGGGGATGTCATGGGAACAACACGCAAACTGAAGGCTAAGAAGCCATCACATAGTCAACCCAATACGGTTGACAATGACAAGGGCTTACATAGTCAACTTCATAGTCAACCCAATGGAGTTGACGGAACACGAAAAAACATAGGTTTAGGAGAGGTTATAAGTCTTTATGAAGAGATAATTAAAAGAAGGTTTATGGTTTCTGTTACGACAACCGAAGTTGATTTGAAAGCTGCGGAAATCTTGTGCGAGGTTGGTGTGACTGCCAGCGAGCTCGATGCCGCGATGTCGGAGCAACTGCCGATGGTGCTGATTGCCGAAAAGATCCTCAATGCGAGGGTGAGCCGGTGATAGCAATACCGTTTAAAAGCGTTTTAAGGTACCTACAAGCTGCTGCTGTAGGTGGGTGGCTACCCTTGCCTAGGTCGGGTAGTAGCAAGCCCTCTGAAAGCCTCTATTCCATTCTGTCCAATCTCCAATCGTTCGTCTGGATTATTGACAGGGCAGGCAGAGGGTGGTGTCATCTGGCTGGTGGCAGGCAGATCCAAGTGCCTGGCGTGGGGATTGGGCGTTGGACGGCTGCCGGCAGAGGCGACCCTTTCCCCTCCCCCCTCCGGCCTATAGGCGTGGGGGACTCTCCGAAATTTTCCTTACTTTTCCTTGGAGGAGTTTTATGACTGTTGAAGACATTTTGCACGACTTTGTTTTGCAGCTGCTGAGGCGTGGCTTTACGACCGGCCAGATAGCGCAGGCGTTGGCCTCGCAGAAGGTCAAGATCATGCAGGCCGATGAGTATTTGTCTGCTTTCAAAGAATCAAAACTATCACCCTGAAAGGCATCGAGATGGCATACGAACACAAACCAGGTCAAGGCACGCTTGGCAAGGCAAAGACCAAAACTAAAGACACCAGCCCTGACATGACCGGCAAGATCAAGCTCATGGACGGACGCGAATACTGGCTCTCGGGCTGGATCAAGAAGGCTGGCAACGGTGGTGAGTTCTACTCGCTCTCGCTTGGCCAGGAAGTGCAGGCCATGGGTGGGAATAACTACTCAGCTGCTCACTCACCCTTCCCTGCCCAGAGCGCACACAACCAGGCGAAGGCCAACGGCTTTCAAGAACTAGACGACGACGTACCGTTCTGATGACGGCAAAGAGCATCAAGCAACAGATCCCTAGTCTGAAAAACTGGGGCGGGGTTCGGTCGATCCAGCGCCGGCTTGAGCGGTCTGCCACGATCGTGGAAAACCGAGAGGCGGTCGCCTATTCGCTGCTGTCTATGGCCAATACCAAGATCACCGACATTCTCACCTGGGACGAAGACGGCAACGTGAAGGTCAAAGCTGCCTCTGCTATCCCTGACCACGCCCTGCAGGCGATTAAGAACATCAAGGTCACAAAAGGCAAGGACGGCGCCCAGACACTCGACATCGAGCTCTACGACAAGATCGGCGTGCTACGCCTCCTGGCTAAAGCATCGGGGCTCTTGGACAACCCAGACGATGGAGACAAACCATCGGTGATCGGAATCAACGTACAAGCACCAGACATTCAAGACGCGGAGGTGAAAGATGACGTTTGAAGAGTGGATATCTCTGCGCCAGGATGCGCGAACCTGGTCAGAAGATGAAAAAGCTATTGCCGAGCTCACCTGGCGTGAGGCGGTCAAGATGGTTAACGGCCAATGGGATTTGGCCAATCAAATTTCCAAAAGCCGCGTTTCAGATCTTGAACGAGAAATCTCATGGCTCAGTCATGAGAATTGGAATTTGAAAAACATCAAAGGAGGAGCTGACGAATGATGCCAACACCCGTATTGATTCATCCGCACGCCGAAGGCCCAGGCGTTTTTCTGTTGTGGATGGTGGCGCTGATCGTCGTAACTATCTGGCGAGCTATCCGGAGCGAGCGCTGATGGCCAGCTGGTTGATAGGTGGCATAGGTTTGGTCTACATGGCGGTGAGCGTGCAGCTGCTGCTCGATGGAAAAATCGGTCTAAGTATCGCATTTTTGGGATATTCGATCGGCAATGTTGGCCTCTACATGGCAGCGAAATAATGGCTAGAACTAAAGAAAAATCTTCTAAAGAATTGCCGATTACAGGTCTTAATCTCAACTTTTCAACAAGCCCCGAGGTCTACAAGTTCATCCAAAGTAACAAATTTGTTCAAGGGCTCATGGGGCCGGTGGGATCAGGCAAGAGCTACGCCTGCGCAGCCAAGATCATGATCAAGGCCGTGCAGCAGAAACCCTCGCCAATCGACGGCATCCGGTATTCGCGCTGGGCAATCGTCCGAAATAGCTATCCAATGCTGAAGACCACGACGATAAAAACCTGGCTCGACCTGTTTCCCGAGAACACCTTCGGCCCGATGTTGTGGACGCCGCCAATTACGCACCACATACGGCTCCCATCCAGGGGAGATGCAGCCGGAATCGACTGCGAGGTCATATTTCTGGCGCTTGACCAACCAAAAGACGTCAGAAAGCTGCTCTCTCTCGAGCTCACCGGCGCCTGGGTAAACGAAGCACGCGAATTACCCAAGGCAGTCATCGATGGTCTCACACACCGTGTTGGCCGATATCCCACAAAGCGCGACGGTGGCGCGTCCTGGCACGGTATCTGGATGGATACAAACCCAATGGATGACGACCATTGGTGGCACCGCCTGGCCGAGAAAGAAAAGCTCGATGGCCAATACGGGTGGGAGTTTTTTAAGCAGCCTGGTGGCGTGATCGAGGTCGATCCCGTCGATCTTCCAGAAAACCCAGAGGCAAATGACCACATATTTGCGGCCGGCAAGTGGTGGAAAATCAACTCTAAGGCCGAGAACCTGGGCAACCTACCGGCCGGTTACTACCCACAGATGTTGTTGGGGAAAAACCTTGATTGGATTCGCTGCTATGCCGAGGGTAAGTACACCTATGTGCAGGAAGGCAAGCCCGTCTGGCAGGAATACGACGACAACCTGATGACGGGTGATGTTGAATACGACCCATCGGTGCCGCTGCAAGTGGGCTTAGACTTTGGTTTAACGCCAGCTGCGGTGGTGGGCCAGCGGCTAAGTAACGGCCGCTGGGTAATCCTGCATGAGATCGTAACCTTCGACATGGGCCTTGAGCGCTTTGGCCAGCAGCTGCTCGCAGATCTCAATGCTCGCTTTCCAAAAGCTCAAATAATGATCTGGGGTGACCCGGCTGGTATGGCCAGGGATGCAATCTATGAGGTGACCGCGTTTGATCACCTCCGAACCTTGGGGCTCAGAGCTCAACCAGCTCCAAGCAATGATTTCAAAGTGCGACGTGAAGCAGCTGCTATGCCTATGCAAAGACTGATCGTGGGAAAGCCTGGCCTCATTGTGAACCGGCAATGCAATCTCCTCCGGAAATCGTTAGCCGGTGGCTATCATTTTAAGAGGATCGCAATTGGTGCCGGGCAGGAGCGATATCGGGATATGCCCAACAAGAACGAGCACTCGCACGTCGGCGACGCATTTGGGTATCTGCTGCTTGGTGGTGGTGAACACCGGCGCATGACCAAGACGCCGCTTGGCGTTGGTGGCCAACCAACCACACCGGTCACCGTGTCGATGGACTTCAATGTCTTTGAGTAGATATCTCTGAGATATCTGTTGCACATATTGCAGTCAAATGCCCAATAGAATCCATTGAAACTGATATTTCTTGGAGAGTTTTTATGCCTTGGCTCGCATTAGCGGTATTTGCTGGTTCTGCATACCAGGCTAACCAACAGCGCAAAGCCGCGGATTCTGCGCGTGCTGATGCCGCTCGAGAATCTACCAAGGCCGCGCAGATGGCAGAACAACAGCTTGCTGTTCAGCGTGAGCAGGCAGGTATTGCCCGTGAGCGATTAAACGCAGAGGTTGGCAAGAACGCCGAAGAGCGTGCGCGTCTGGACACCCAGGCAAAAAAGATGGCCGATGATCTTGAAGCGCAGCAGCGTGAATATGCCGAACAGGAATCTCAACGACTGAAGATCGCACGCCGCGGCGGTCGGCGTTCACTTCTTTCTGATCAGCGTCTGAATTCAGAGCTAGGTATTGGTGGTGCTGATAATCAGCTCGGCACCGGTTTGATGGTTTAAGGAGACCGCGATGGCAACTCCAAAAACAATGTACCAACGCAACAAGGGCAAGGTTGATCGGCCAATGCTTGCACTACAGCAACAATTTAATCAAGCACGCGATCAATACAACAAGGATTACACATCGGCGCTTGGTGACTACCAGACCAAGCTCTCTGCGTATGAAC